GGGGCCGCGCAGGCGCGGCCTGCGCGGTCGTTGCGAGCCTGCTGCTAGAATGCGCGGCTCACGTGGGGACGTAGCTCAGCTGGGAGAGCGTCGCGTTCGCAATGCGAAGGTCGAGGGTTCGATCCCCTTCGTCTCCACCACTATTTAAAAAACCAACCACTCTCGGTTGGTTTTTTTTTGCCCGTTCCCCCAGTGCTGGCGCGGGTTCGGGCCTCGCTGCGACGGACGCCGCTGCCCGGGACAACCCGGTTTCGGGTCGTTTGCCGTTCTCAGACCCCACCCATTCTCTGTTTCTGCGAAGGAGGACTTCGCACCCGACCCAGCGCTGGCGCGGGTTTCCGGGGGCTTGTTCGTCAGGCAAACCGCCCTCACGCGGGCGACCCGACCCCGGGCGGGGCTACTCGTTGACGATGGGGCGGACGTCCCAGGCGATGGGCATTCCGGGCCGATAGACGACCTCGTTGCCGTGTTTGATGCTTCCCTTCAGGTGCTCGGCCAGCGGCTTGTCGTACTTCCCGATGGCCGTGATCGCCCGGTTCACGGAATTGCGGAAGGCGTCCCGGACGTTCTTGCGCTTGTCGCCAGCCTTGCGGAGCTGGCCGCCCTTGCCGACACCTGCCGTGATCGCATCGGCGATCTGGGCCATCTCATCCTCGATTTCTTCGACACGCTTGTGATCGCCGTCCTGCTCGGCTTCTGCCTTCTCGGTAACAAGTGACTGGTACTTGGCTCGATACTGCTCAACCGCCTTCCTGTCCACCACGACTCCCGCGTCGCCCAGCGGCGCCCCGGTCGTCACCTGAAAACCCTCCTCGATGTCATCGTGTTCCAGCCCGGGACTGGCCTGGTCGGCAACGCCCAGCGCGTAGCCGCAAACGACCTCGTAGACGGACGCCTCCCGATCCGGATGCGCCAGCAACAGGTTGATGTACTCCGCGCCCTTGTCCACGCCGACGATGTTGATCCTGTTCCCGCGATTGAACCGAGCCTCCCAACCGCCACCGCGCTTGCGGAAGAAGTTGTCCGGCTGCTTCTCCTTCGACGACACCGCTGGCACCGAAATCACCGATGCGGACTCATGCACCGTGCGAAGCAAGGCATCACCCGGCATGGTGCGCTCACGGATCGCCGTGGCGTGGCGGCGAACCATCTCATCCGACGCGGCATTCACCTCGCCAGCGTGGCGCTTGTAGAGATCGAACACGCGCTGGGCAGCCTGTGCCGTGCTTCCGCCGAGGAAGCGCAATACCCGGTTCACCTCGGCGTACTTGGCAAGAAACTGCCCGACGTTCTCCAGTGCCCCCACTTGGTTGGCCCGCTCCAAGTAGGACGCAGACATGATCTTGTCGTCGTCCTTGTTCCGGCTCTGGGTGAACACGTCCGCCTTGTAGTGCTCAATCGGGTCGTGCTGGTCGGCCTTGGCTGCGATGACCGCAAAGCGCCGGTCGATGCACTGCGAACACAGGCCGCAGTGGGTGTGCTGGTTCGTCATCTCCCACGTGTGCGTGCAGGTCATCGAGTGCTTGATCAGATCGGCGCAGCCCACCTTGACGATCTGTTCGACGACTTCGGCCTTGGTCTTCCAGATGTACGGGTTCTCGACCGTGAATGGCTCTTCGGCCACCAGCGTGATGATGTCCTGGAAGCCCTTCATCACCTTGGGGTGCGTCGTCCGGGTGGCGCGGCCGCCGACGACCTGAGCGCACACTGGCAGGTTCAGGCTGATCACGCCGTTTTCGTAGAAGCGCACGCTGCTCAGGCCGAGCATCTTGGCGATGGTTGCGCCAATCGAGACGAACAGGAACGAGCGGCTGCGCTGCGTGTATTCCCGGTTCATCGGCTTCTTCTTATGAACGCGCACGCTGATCTGGTGCGGCACGTTGTCTCCGGCCTTCTGAGCCAGCAGGTCTCGAAGCGTCCTATGCCGGGTGTTCAGCTTGGGCGTGGCCTTGTGCGTCACCAGCACCACGCGCCGCTTCTGGCTCAACACCTCGTCGAGCGCGCCCGCCAGTGAGTCAAGGCCACCGGAGAACATCACCACTTGCTCCGGCCTGCCGTAAATGGCCTGAGCGTCGTTGAACTCCAGATAGTCCTGAATTGAGTGATCCTGCTCCAGTTTGACGAAGGTGAACTCGTAGTTGTCGTCCGACAGAAAGCCCAGCGTCGAGGTCAGCGCGCTCTTCACCTCTGCGCTGTCCCAGAAATCCGGGTTGCGCACCGGCACGACGAAATGCAAGTCGCGCCGCCACCCATCGCCGAAGCTGTCAACATCATCTGCACCGCGCAGAATCACCTGATCGGCGCTGTAGACGTAGGTGGCGATCTCCAGCAGGTCGTGGAACTTGGTCGGCACGCTGCTGAACATCTTGCTGTGAATGTCCTCGATGCGCAGCGTGACGTTGCCTTCGCCTTTCACACTGGACAACCGAAGGCGAATATCGTTCTTCGGATCGTCGCTGATACCCTTGGCTGAGGCATTTCCGCAAATAACGTATTTCTTAGTTTGCACTGGTGCGCGCTCCCAACTTCAATTCATCCTTCATCTTCTTCAGCGCGAAGCCAGCAAAGCCATCGGACGATTTTCTTGAAATATCACCGCCTTCCTCGTAGCGGTGTTTGGAGAACCATTCGGACGAAAAATCGCGGACGATCACCGATGCTTCCCGCGTGTGCGTGTCCAGCGCGTGATCGAACTGCGCCTTTTGGTTCATCGTCGCAAAACGCATTCCGTCGCCCACTTGGGTCGACAGCGTCTTGGACAGGAAATACTGAAGGCTCTGGTTGGTGAGCCGGTCGAAGAACGAACGCGACAGGTCGCCGAACTCCTTTTGCTTTCCGAGCTTGGAAAGCGCCGCTCGCATCGTGTCCTTGTCGCTCGGAAACAGGCCGTTCAAGTGGGGTTGGAGCGCGTCGGCTACCGCGCCGACCAGCGCGCGCCCGGAGATCTCGGCCAGATCGGAACGCCTGCGGGAATCCTCGACGGCACGATCCAAGGCATCGGTGATGCCCGCCGTCACGTCGGGCAGCGTTGCGTCGTCCGGCAAGGAAATGCCCACGGATCGAAGGTGGGCGTAGGGATCGTCCTTCTTGGCAGCGATGGCCAATTGCGTCATCAGCCACACTGCCTCCGTGTAGCCCTTGTCATCCATCACGAACGAGAACGCCTTCTCTGCTGCGGTGATGGTGGCGTTGGCCACTTGGGACACGTCAGCGCCAGCGGCAATCAGGCCGACGACTTCCTTCCACGCCTTCGTTCTTGGCAGTACCCCGAGCCGAACATGCCCCATCCAGGATTCCCCTCTATGAAATCAAAGCATCGCGGTCACTCGTTGCGCTTTACGACCACGATGCTCCGTGCCTTTTTTTCTTCTTTCCTCAAGTACCCCTTGCGTACCAACTGCGCGATTTGTTCATGAGCGCTGGCGTGGCTGATGCCCAGCGCCTCGGCCAATTCCTTGACGGTGGGCGGCAGGCCCGTGCTGTCCAGAATTTGGCAGATCGTCCTCAGCGTTCTTGACTGCGGCTCCGTAATGCCTTCGGTCTTTCGCTTGCTCATGGCATGACTCCTCGCCGATTTGCACAATATATGACCTGATGAACATCAGGTCAATGGAGGCGACCCAACGCGGAAAGCCTCTGTCCTGACTACGGGCGCGAGGCCCGACGCCAGTCCCACGGCGCAGTCGGGTCGGCATCCCGCCACAACCCGGCGTGGCGGCCGCGCGCCTCCTGTTCGGCGAACTCGTAGGCACCGGCATCCTCGGCAGACTGTTCCTGTGCGTACTGGCGGTACCACCACGCCATCCCGGTTGTGAGCTGTGCCAGCCCAGCGTCCAGCGTCTTGGGGCACATGCGTGAGGCGCAGGACGGCTCGGCCACCATCACCTTGCCGACGAGGCGACCGTATCGGTCGCGCTTGCTGGTCACAACGACAACGTCTTTGCCGAATACCAAGTCGGACATCGACGCCTTGGATCGCTGCCCGAAGGCCTGCTTCTTCTCCGGCGCATCGATTCCAGCCACTCGGATCTTGTGCTGTACCCGATCAGCATCGAGCACGGTGACCGTGTCGCCGTCGGCCACGCCGACCACTCGGCCCATGATGGTTTCGGCGCTGGCACTCCACGCCGCCAGGGCGATCAACGTCGCCCCAAGAAATGTTCTCGAAATCTCGCTCACCCTATCTGATGCACCCTGAAACGGGATACCCCGACCGCCCTGTGTGCATATTCTTCGTAACGGTCTGACAACTTTACTGGCTACCGAAATGACCGTCGAACAAACACTCCCTGAATTAATGTCTCCGAGGCAGCGGGCGCGCGAAGCCGCAGAAATCGTCGCGGCCGCCATCGCGCGCTTGCATTCCACTCGTACCCAAGATGTCGATATTCCACTTGGCTTCTCGGCACCCGAGCGCGTTCATACAAACCCCTCTACAGAAGGAGTTTGCAAATGAACGCACCATTCACTGCCCCGTCTCTGGCGGCGCAAATCGCCAATCTGCCCAAATTGAACATGAAGGATTTGTGGGTGGTCTGGGACAAGTATTTCCCGCATCGCCCACCCCACCATAACCGGGCCTATGTCGAAGGCCGCGTCGCCTACAAGATTCAGGAGGAGGCACTGGGCACCACGGTGCTCGTCCAGACACAAATGGCGCGGATCGGCGAAGCCCAATCCAACATCAAGACGCAGCGCGGCGTCGAAGTCCAGGTGATCCCCGGCACGGTGCTGGTGCGCGAATTCGACAACCGCGAACACCGCGTCACCGCACAGGCGGACGGCTCCTTTGAGTACGAAGGCCGCCGCTTCAAGAGCTTGTCCGGAGTCGCCCGCCACATCACCGGCACCCAGTGGTCGGGGCCGCTGTTTTTCGGAATCACCAAGAACAAACCGAAGCGAGGTGCCAAATGAACGCCGTCGTGACCAAGAAACGCTGCGCGGTCTACACCCGCGTCTCCACGGACGAGCGCCTCGACCAGTCCTTCAACTCCCTCGACGCCCAGCGCGAGGCAGGCCAAGCCTACATCGTGAGCCAGCGTGCCGAGGGTTGGTTGCCGGTGGGCGACGACTACGACGACGGGGGGTACTCGGGCGGCAACATGGAGCGCCCGGCCTTGAAGCGCCTGATGGCCGACATCATCGCCGACCAGATCGACATCGTGGTCGTCTACAAGATCGACCGCCTGACACGCAGCCTGACCGACTTCGCCAAGCTGGTGGACGTCTTCGAGCGCCACAAGGTGTCGTTCGTGTCGGTCACGCAGCAGTTCAACACCACCACGTCGATGGGCAGGCTGATGCTCAACATCCTGCTGTCCTTCGCGCAGTTCGAACGTGAGGTCACCGGCGAACGCATCCGCGACAAGATCGCCGCCAGCAAGCGCAAGGGCCTGTGGATGGGCGGCTACACGCCGCTGGGCTACGAGGTCAAAGACCGCAAGCTCATCATCGAGGAGAAGGATGCAGAAACCATCCGGCGCATCTTCACGCGCTTCACCGAGACGCGCTGCATCACGGACATCATCCGCGAGATGGGCCTGGAGGGCATCACCACCAAGCCCAACCGCCTGAAGGACGGCAGCGTGCGCAACGGCACGCCGATGGACAAGAAGTACATCTCCAAGGTGCTGCGCAATCCGATCTACGTTGGCGAGATCCGCCACAAGGGGACGGTGTTTGCCGGGCAGCACGAACCGATCATCACTCGGCAGTTGTGGGATCGGGTGCAGGACATCCTGTCCGAGGACGCGCACCAGCGCATGGGCAAGACCCAAACCCGGCACAAGACCGACGCGTTGCTGCGCGGCCTGATGTACGGCCCTGATGGCGGCAAGTACCACATCACCTACAGCAAGAAACCCTCCGGCAAAAAGTACCGCTACTACATCCCCAAGGCCGACAGCCGCTACGGCTACCGCAGCAGCGCCACCGGGATGATCCCGGCCGACCAGATCGAGGAGGTGGTGGTGAACCTGCTGGTGGGGGCACTCCAGTCGCCGGAAAGCATCCAGGGGGTCTGGAACACCGTGCGCGACAAGTACCCGGAGATCGATGAGCCGACCACCGTGCTGGCGATGCGCCGCATCGGAGAAGTCTGGAAGCAGTTGTTCCCCGCCGAGCAGGTGCGGCTGGTCAACCTGCTGGTCGAGCGCGTCCAGCTTCTCTCCGACGGCGTCGACATCGTCTGGCGCGAGTCGGGATGGCGCGAGCTGGCCGGTGAGCTACGAGCGGACAGCATCGGCGGCGAGATTCTGGAAATGGAGGGGACACCATGAACCGCTCGTCCAAGAAGCTGATCGGCGATGGCAAACCCCACGAACGCCGCCACCCGCTGCAGGGCGGCGGTGTCCGGATCACCACTTTCGTGCCCTTCCATTTCAAGAAGCGTGGCATCAAGAAGGTGATCGTCGCCCCGGAAGGCGTCAGCCAGCCGATTGCCGTTACCGATACCCCGGTGCTCACCCCCGAACAGGATCGCCCGCTGCTCAAGGCCCTGGGGCGCGGCATCTACTGGCAGCAGTTGATCGACAACGGGACGGTGGCCAGCGGCACCGAGATCGCCGAACGGGAGTGCATCCACCGTTCCACGGTCAACGATCTGCTGCGGCTGACGCTTCTCGCCCCCGACATCGTCCAGGCCGCCTACGAAGGGCGGCTGCCCCGGGCGGTGTCCCTGGAAGCCATCCTGCGGGCCAAGGTGCCCTTGGACTGGAATGAGCAACGCCGGTTGATTGCGTCCCTCGGGTAGCGGGGGGTTCGCAGGAAATATTTTTCGGCTACGCCAAAAGTAGCTGTTGCTACGCAGGATGTAGCGCCTTCCCCGATGAAGGCGTGAACCGGCATCAACGGCCAGTACAGGACTGGCCACCGGTCGCGCCCCAATCCCTGAACGGGAAGGAGCACGGCAATGGCCTATTCAATGGCACTGTCAGGAGGCTTCGGTGGCACACCGGGCCTCAATTCCGGCGTCGGATTCAGTTCGACGCCCACCCCTGAATCCGCAGCGCTGTCCCAGCGGCGATTCCTCAGCGAGGTCGAACTGGCCAACCGCTGGGGCATGTCGCCCAAGACGCTCACGCGCTGGCGCGGCATGGGTCGCGGCCCTGTCTTCAACAAGTTTTCGAAGAAGGTGGCCTATCCCCTCGATGGCGAGAACGGCGTGCTCGATTACGAGAAGCGTCACGTCTACGCCTCGACGTCCGAACGTGTGCCGGTTTGAGGAGAGCAGCCATGAAAGAACTGACTCTCTATCCGGCCGACCTCGCGAGCATGACCGTCGCTGAACTGGCGGCTGCACCGATCCAGGATTTTCTGGATGCCGAGCGCAATGTCGACGAGGCCATCGCGTTTCTCAAGCCACTGCGCGCCAAGCTGGATGCCGCCAAGCTCCAGCGCTACGGCGAGCAGGCCCGTACCGCACTGCGTGACTCCGGGCGCGACTTCGGCACCGCCCACGTCAACGACGGCGCGCTGCACGTCAAGTACGAACTCCCCAAGAAGGTCATCTGGAGCCAGACCATCCTCAAGGAGATGGCCGAGCGCATCGTCGCCTCGGGCGACAAGGTGGAGGACTACATCGACATCAAGTTGTCGGTGTCCGAGTCCCGCTACACCAACTGGCCCACAGCGCTGCAGGAGCAGTTCGCCGCCGCCCGCACGGTCGAGGAAGGCAAGCCGACCATCACCCTGACGCTCGATGGGGGTGCAGCATGAAACGGCTCCCCATCGTGTCCGCCGTCGAGCGCATGGCCGAGCGCAAGGGCGTCAAGCTGCTGATGCTCGGCAAGTCCGGCATCGGCAAGACCACCCGGCTCAAAGACCTCGATCCGAAGACCACGCTGTTCATCGACATCGAGGCCGGGGACTTGGCAGTGGCCGACTGGCCGGGCGACACCATCCGACCGGCGTCCTGGCCCGAGAGCCGCGACTTCTTCGTGTTCCTCGCGGGCCCGGACAAGTCGCTGCCGCCGGAGTCTGCCTTCTCGCAGGCGCACTACGACCACGTCATCGAGAAGTTCGGCGACGCGACGCAGCTCGACCGCTACCAGACATTCTTCCTCGACTCGATCACGCAGTTGTCGCGCCAATGCTTCGCGTGGTGCAAGACGCAACCCGGTGCAACCAGCGACCGCTCCGGCAAGCCTGATCTGCGCGGTGCCTACGGCCTGCTGGGCCAGGAAATGGTGAGTGCATTGACCCACCTGCAGCACGCACGCGGCAAGAACGTCGTGTTCGTGGCCATCCTCGACGAACGCCTCGATGACTACAACCGCAAGGTGTTCGTGCCGCAGATCGAAGGCAGCAAGACCAGCCTGGAGCTGCCCGGCATCGTCGACGAGGTCGTGACGCTGGCCGAGATCAAGGCCGAGGACGGCAGCGCCTACCGCGCCTTCGTCACCCACACCGTCAATCCCTACGGCTTCCCGGCCAAAGACCGCAGCGGTCGTCTCGACCTGCTGGAGCCGCCGCATCTCGGCGCGCTGATCGCCAAGTGCGCGGGCGCATCCGCTACGCCCGCCAGCGCCGCCACCACGACCCCCACCGAATCCCAGGAGTAATCGCCATGTCTTCCAACTACTTTGATTTTCAAGATGCCGATCCCCAACAGTCCGGCTTCGATCTGATCCCCAAGGGCACCGTGGTGCCGGTGCGCATGACCGTCAAGCCGGGTGGCTATGACGATCCGTCGCAGGGATGGGGCGGCGGTTACGCCACCGAGTCCTTCGATACCGGCTCCATCTATCTCGCCGCCGAGTTCGTGGTGACTGCAGGCGAATACGGCAAACGCCGGATGTGGTCGAACATCGGGCTGCACTCCAAGAAGGGCCCGACCTGGGGCCAAATGGGGCGCAGCTTCATCCGTGCCGCGCTGAACAGCGCCCGCAACGTCCACCCGCAGGACAACAGCCCGCAGGCCGCCGCCGCGCGCCGCATCCAGGGCTTCCACGAACTGGACGGCCTGGAGTTCCTCGCTCGCGTCGACATCGAGAAGGACGGCAAGGGCCAGGATCGCAACGTGGTCAAGGTGGCGGTCGAACCGGATCACCCCGACTACGCCAAGTTGATGGGCGTGCCGCCCAAGGCGTCGGGCGGCGGCACCTCCGGCGCTCCGGCGCAGGCAGCGCCCGCGTATCAGGCACCGGCTTCGCAACGCGCACCCGTGACGGGCAAACCGTCGTGGGCGCAGTGAGGGAGGCCGCTATGAACGAATCCATCCTCTCTGCCAGCCACTACGGCGTCGTGCATTTCGGCGATCTCGACTGCGAAGCGGTCGTGCTCACCACCGGCGAACGCGGCTACGTCCAGCGCCAACTGGCCCGCGCGCTGGGCCTACGGGAGAAAAGCCCGGGTACGCAAATCGGCGCTTTGATCCGAGAATTTGCGGCTAAGTCCTTGTCGGAATTCGAGAAAAAAGGGTACGCAAAGGTTCGCCTGCCATCGGGTCAAACCGGGACGTTCTTTCCGGCCGGGATCGTCGGCGACGTGGCGCTCGGCGTCATCGATGCCGCGCTGCTGGGGCATTTGCACCCCAAGCGCCAGCACCTCATCCCCAACTGCCGGAAGATTCTCTCGGCGCTGGCGGTCACCGGGGAAACCGCACTGATCGACGAGGCCACCGGGTTTCAGTACCACCGCGCCCCTGATGCGCTGCAGGAGTTGATCAACAAACTGCTGCGTCAGTCCTGCGCATCGTGGGAGCGGCGTTTCCACCCGGACTACTACCGGGCGTTGTACCGCCTCTTCAACTGGCGATACCAGGGGCACGAGCAGAACCCGCCCCACGTCATCGGCCAGATCACCTTGCGTTGGGTCTACGGGCCGGTGCTGCCGGAGGACTTGCTGGGCGAGATCCGCAACCGCAAGGGCATCTCGCAGAAGCACCACCAGTGGTTGTCCGAGCAGGGGCTGGCGCATCTGGAATCGCAGATTCACGCGGTCACGGCGATTGCGCGCAGCTCGATGAACTACCGCGATTTCGCCCGCCGCTGCGAAGCCGCGTTCGCTGGTGCTGCCCTGCAGTTGGGCCTGCTGCTCGATGAACTCGAGGAGGGGGCGTGAAATGCTGGGTCTGCAAACGACAAGCACGCGGCTACGGCCACACGGACGGTCGCTTCAAGACCGCCGATCCGCGCCGCTACGTGCTCGACTGGGTGTTCTGCTCGCGCCGCTGTCAGGACGCATTTCATGGGCTGTACGGCAACTGGCAGCGCGCCAAGGAAGGTCGCATCGACCAGACGGAGGTCGCCATGATCGATCCGTCTGATGTCGAACTGGCCGCGATGCGCCAGTGCCTCAAGGCCTTCGGCGAGGCTGCGGGCGAGATCGGGTTTGCCAAACCGCTGGGCGACTACTCCGAAACCGAAGCGCTGCAGGTGATCGACGCCATCGTCACCTGCTGGTC